TTTTAAATAGTGAATATGACCCTGACCAAAAATATATACTTAGGAGTGATAGACCTGAATGGGACACTATTGGGTTAGTTGGTAAATTGAGAATTGATGTTGGTCAAAAAATAAATCCGAATTGGATAAAACTAAAAAATATTAGTTCTGAAGTTGACGAATATTTAATAAAGTGATGAAGGAGAGTAATGAATGAAAGTTAATTCTTAGGTGTGTTTAAAAATAATGAAATTAAAGTTGGTTTTAATGAGTTTTCATACAGTGAAATTTATAAACCAATATGTGATGTATACCCAATAACCCCGGCTAAAAAAATAGAAAAGCCGTGGTGGAAGATAATGAAGACACATTATGATTTATTCTTCCATAAAAGAAGACGAGAATTTGCAGAAAAAGACCCAACACTAAAATACTGTCCTGCAATATATGATTTTACAAATTATGGGTATATAGTCCCTGCTTGGCAAGATTTTAAATTTTTTGTTGATGACGATGGTCGTATAGACCTCATGGTGCCTTTAGCAATGGAAAAGGCAAATAATGTAAAAAGTCATTCTAAAGAACAAGTTGATACTTGTCCAATACTAGATAATTCGGCAAATGACATTTTAAAAATAGTTTCGCCTTGGCTTATAAGCACTCCTGCTGGAACCAGCTTGATGATGTGCAAACCATTTTATCATTATTCAAATGATTTTGATGTATGTCCGGGTGTACTTGATAGTGACATAGAATTTTTATTACCGAACCACGAGATTAATATTATGTTGAGGTTCAATGTAAAAAACAAATTAATACATATTAAGGCTGGTCAACCATTAATTCAGTTGATCCCATTTAAAAGGACAAATTGGAAATTAAAATCTTGGCAAATAGATAAATCTTATAAAGATAAGATAATTAAAAATCTGGTCAAAACAGATAACAGATTTGAAAAGAGGATAACTGATAAAGATAGCATGAGAGATTTTAGGCAAGATGATTCTAATAAAAAATTTGAATAAAATGAATGAAAGTACACAAATCATTATTCGGAGGTGCTGGCAATGCAGTCGAAAATAGGAAATTACTTAATTTCTGGGCAAGGTTTATCATCTCGATTGCAAATGCTGTTACGTTCTTGGCGTTATTATGGTTATTGTTTTATGCAGACGTTAAAGAAACATCGAGAGACTTGGTTAATATCCTTGTGGGTGCTTATGTGGCTGTGCTGGCAAAGTCTACGGACTATTGGTACAAAGATAGGAAAGATGGTGACAATGAGGAGAAGTAATGCCAATTAAGCAGATGGAGGCCGTTGCCGAAACACAAATGGTAAAAGCTGTACTGCCATTTTTAGTTGCGGGCATCATGGCAGTAGTAGGATGGCTTTTTACAACAGTAATGCAACTGGAAAAGGTATCTTTAAAAAGTGAACAGGCAGTTATAGTCCTTCAGTCAGATTCAGAGGACGTATGGGATGATATAGAGAAGTTGCAACGTGATGTAACAAATATAAGAATCCATATAGGAAACGGGTACAACAAGCACCACTCAACGAGATAGAAAGGATAAAATGATTGGATTATTAGCACCTGTAATTGGAGGTGCAGTCAAAACGATGTGTGTTTCCATGTTGAGCGAAAAGTTGCTCCAACAAGTTATTTTAATACTTCTGCGAAGGCTTGTAGAATCAACTGAGAATAAAGTAGATGATAAGATTCTAGAAGCATATGAGAAGAGTATTAACGTCTGAGAAAGACTCATTTTACTTTCAAGGCGAAAATTTGGAACTATTATCCTTGTGGGGCTAACTATGTACATTACAAAAAACTTCACAACTGATGAGATGGCGTGTACCTGCTGCGGAAAGGCAGAGATGGATGGTGAATTTATGCGTATACTCCAATCGATCAGAGATGAAATGCAACGTCCGTTAAAGATAACATCGGGGTTTAGGTGTGAAAACCATAACCAGAGAGTTTCATCCACAGGGAAGACGGGACCCCATACTTATGCCAAGGCAGCAGATATATTAATATCAGGTGCAGATGCAATGAGGCTCTTTGCCGTTGCACAGAAACATGGAGTAAGTGGAGTAGGCATGAGCCAAAAAGGTGACCACAGCAAGAGGTTCGTTCATTTGGATGCACTATCCCCTGATGAAGGACCAAGACCAACTGTCTGGACATACTAAAATGACTGATAAAGAGATTAAAGATCACCTCAAGAGACTTGAAAAACTTCACGATGCGGCCAGGAAAAAATAAATGGAAATTGTCCTTGAGCTTGATTGCGGTCTTGATGTTGAATTTACCCCTGAGTGGGAAGGAAACAACTCAGACCACCCCAAAGTTCTCTGGTGCTTACAACACGGCTCAGATCAGGAACTTGTGGATGGGATGCTCGAACGCAATCTTAAAAATAGACCGATTTTCACAGACCCGAATACAATACTGCGACTGCAGCGTTGACACGTTTAGGGAAAACTATCGGGACCCTAGTTATTTTGATAATATGACTATTCAAAAAAATAGAGAACTATCGACTGTTTTGAAACTTTCCTGTAATGAATGGAGGCTTAAATAATGCCTTTAATGCCAATAAAAATACAACCTGGGTTCTTCCGTAATGCTACACAATACCAAGCAAAAAATAGATGGTATAATGGGAATCTAGTTAGATTTTCAGAGGGTAGATTAAGACCAATAGGGGGTTGGCAGAGACTCGCAGATTCTCCTCAGATTCTTAAAAAAGGTGCAGTCAGGACAGTAGAGATTACAACCGCAGGGACAGGGTATTCTGGCAACGGAACATTATCTGCAACTGGAGGAGGAGGTAGTGGGTTTGCTGGGACTTATGTTGTTGGGTCAGGCGCAGTAACGAGTATAATCGTTACAAATTATGGAACAGGATATACGTCACTTCCTACAATAGTTCTGTCAGGCTCCACTTCTGGTACAGCCTGTGTAATAACACCAACTATACATTCTGGCGTTGATCCTATTAGGGGACTACATTCTTGGCGTTTAAGTACAGGTGCAAGATACCTTGCAGTAGGTACAGTCCAATCCCTAAGATTATGGGATGGTTCGCAAAGTGCTGGAACCAATGCCCCCGTTTTTGATATAACTCCTGCCTCTGTTCCAACGGGTAATATTAAATTTACAGACCAAGACGATTTTCTAATACCAGGGTTAGGGTTTGGCGCACTTGAATATGGTGGAGATAGGAACCTAGATGGATCGGGGGGTACATCCTCTGGCGGGGACACTTACGGTACACCACGTTACCCAGCCGTAGACCCCTCTGTAACTGATGCGGATGCCTACCGGGATAATTTTGCCAGCGTTTGGAGCATGGATAACTTTGGCGATAATTTAATAGCTTGTCATTCTGGGGAAGGTACAATTTGGTATTGGGATATATCTGGAGTTTCATTTAATAACGCAAATCAAACTGCCACAGCAGCAGTACCTTTAAAAGATATTTCAGGAAATGATAGTCATTGCCCAGTAAACAACGTGGGTGTTCTTGTCACACCAGAACGTCATATAATGGTTCTAGGTGCAGGTGGTCAACAACGTAAGATCGCATGGGGGAGTGCAGAGTCTTTGACCCATTTCGGCCCGACACTTACCAACACCGCAGGGGATATTGAACTATCTACTAAAGGCCGAATAGTAGGAGGATTTAAGACACGTTACGGGGTCTTGATTTTTACCACTTCTGACGTATGGAAGACAAACTATCTTGGCCCTCCTTTTGTGTACGGTATAGAGAGGTTGACAGAGGGAGGCGGTCCGGTAGGGATGAAGTGTATCGCTGGTTCCGCAGACTTTGTTGCATGGATGAGCCGTGGTAGATTCTGGAGTTTTACAGGTGGATATATAAAAGAATTAAATTCTGATGTAGCCGATTACATTTTTTCAGATATAAATTTAGATATAGAGGGCTTGATAGCAGCAGGTCACAATCCCGAATTTGGTGAAATAACGTGGTTCTATCCGAAAGAAGGAGATTCAGTTTGTACAAGATATGTTACATATTCATACCGTGAGCAGCATTGGACAACAGGTGAACTGGAAAGGACAGCATTAGAATCCTCAGATGCTTTGGGATACCCTGTCTGGGCAGGTGCAGACGGTTATTTGTACAGGCATGAGATGGACCCTGACACAACATCTACACCAATACCAAGAGATGTGACTGTGACTCCACCAGCAGATATACAAGCTTTATCTGGGAAAACAAATAGAGTAGTTGCTAAAGGGATAAATTTAGAGAACCATCCAAATGTTGCAGATGAAGCACACCTTTGCTTTGCAGAAACGGGTGCGGTTGAAGTTGGTACAGGGGATAACCTGTATTCAGTTAAACAAATAATTTCTGACTCAGATGCTGGTGAGAATGGTCTGCGCCTAAGTGTGACTGTAGCTGATACACCTGATGATGAAACACCGCTTGTTAAAGGACCATATACCCTTGAAAAAGATGGATATACAGACACAAGATTCATGGGCAGACAAGCTCTACTAAGGGTTGAAAGTCCTTTTGACCAAGAGTGGAGGCTGGGAGATATTAGATTTGATGCTTCTGTTGGTGGTAAAAGATGAAAACTCAGAAGCCACTACCTAACCCACCAGATGAATATGAAAAGAAATATATGTTCGACCTGGCTAGTTTAGTTATTGATGAAGAAAGTACAACTCTTAAAGTAGACCGTGACAACATAATGGATAAAGGTTCAATAATTTTAAGGTCACCAAACGGTAGCTATTTCAGGGTAGTTGTTGCAGATAATGGAACACTTTCAGCAACAGCAGTAACAACCGTATCCAATAGGCCAGTAACAAGCGTTAATCCGTATGCATGAAACATACTATTGTCCACCCAGATGACATTGATTCAATCTGGCACGAGGTAGAACCACTCATTAAAAAAACAAGTGACGATCTACTAAATGAAAAAGATATTTACAGTTTTCTTAAAGACGAGACATATACACTCTGGATAATAAGTGATGAAAATAATAAGATAGTAACTGCCATTACAATGACTATATTAAAATACCCAAGAGATTATGCGTGTAAAATAGTAACTTGCGGTGGTGATAGAATGAAGGAATGGCTTGATGATTTTTTGGAAAAATTAGAACTTTTAGCGAAAGAACGTGGTTGCTCGTATATTGATATAGATGGACGGTGTGGCTGGTCAAAAGTATTAAAAGGTTTTCACGTTGATTATATAACATTAAGGAAAAAGATATAAGGAGAATTATGGGAAGTGCAGCAAGTGCAGTAACTGGAGCAGTTGGTCAGGTAGCAGGAATGCTTGGTGGCGGAGGCGGTGGCCCTGCAACAGGTAGTTCTACTTCTGCAATAGATGCAGATACCAGGAAAATTAGGAACCAAGGTTTTGATTTAGCTAGTGATGTAGCAAAAAGGAAATTCCAGAAATATGGCGGGGATAGATTCGCAGCCCAATCGGGTGACACTATGCAATCCCAACAAGACATACGAGGAATGCAGGGTAGAGGACAAGAAGCTTTTAATCAAGCTGGACAGGTTGGTAAGGATGTGTCTGGATATTCTGCCGATCAGGTAGGTCAGCAATCTTTTCTACAGGGTCCGAGTGTCCAAGATTATATGTCTCCACATACGACAAATGTTATCCAAGCAGCCCAGCAAATGGGACAGGAAAATATCCAAAAGAATTTACAAGATCAATATGCGACTAATACCAGAGCATTAGGTGGAGGCGCAGGGTCCAGAGCAGCCCTTGAAAACGCAACTGTACGTCTAGAAGGAATGAAAAATATAGATCGGGCCACGCAAGATTTACTTGAAAAGTCTTTCGGTCAAGCATCACAACAAAAACGCCAAGACATGACAATGGATCAACAACGCCAAATGGCAAATCAACAGGCGGGGATGCAGGAACAAGACATAAGGCTTAGAGGCGCACAACAACAAATGGGTGCTGCAGATGCTGGCAGACAGGCGGGTTACCAAGATGCTAAGATGCTGTCTCAAAGTGGAGCGCAACAAGAGGGTTATGACCAGAGACAGAAGGATTGGGAGTATGATCAACATCTAGAAGAGAGAGATTGGGATAAAAACAATGCCATGTTCTTGTCTAATATCGCAGGGGCAGCTCCACATGGGACAACCACTACCTCAACCCAAGCAGGGGGACAATCCGGTAAGGGCGGTCTTGGCGGTGCATTAATGGGTGGTATTGGTGGCTTCTTACAAACAGGTTCACCGTGGGGCGCAGCCGCAGGTGCAATTGGTGGTCTATCATAGGAGATAAAAATGCCATTAAAACGAGGAAGAAACATAGAAGGACTACTAAAAAATAAATCAAATATGCCAGACTTTTTACGGCAGGGGCTTTTATCTGAAAGGGTTAATGCAATGTCTCCATCTGGTCCGTCTTCATTTGATAAAGGGTATGCAGATTCTGAAGCAATAGAAGAAAGGTTAATGGATGAAGCATCAGACCAAGGTGGCGGTGTTGATTGGGAAAAATTAGGTTCAAAACAGCATGATCCTTTTAAAACAAACTATTCCCATTCTGATGAACTAGGACCAGACTCTGAGGCTCTTGAAGAAGCCGCAATGGATCAGGCTTCAGAGGGACTCCTTGA